TTCAAACTATATTGTTACCTCCAGTTATCCAAATGGAAATCTTGTGAGAGAGGGAGGAAGGGGATCTATTGTAAGATCCTCGACACCAACTACTACAACCTCATTTACGAGCACAACCACAACCACAACGGCTTCAGTACCAACCACAACAACTGGTTCTTCTTCATCTGTGGGTGGATCAGGCACTGGCACCGGTGGCGGCGGCGGTTACTAATTTAAGGAATAAAATGTCAGAAAAAAGAATTCAAATTAATTCGATTGTTAAGAATCAAGTACCTCAATATGTGAGGGAAGACTTTCCTTTAGTAACTGAATTTTTAAAGCAATATTACATAGCACAAGAATTTCAAGGTGCTCCTCTTGACTTAATTCAAAATATTGACAAATATGTAAAAATTGATGAAACTACTAACTTAACATCGCATGTCGGGTTAGGAACTGTATTAAATGCGTTTGAAAGTACAATTAAAGTAGACCTAAGTAAATTTCCAACAGGGACTGATGGATTCCCAGATTCTTATGGTCTATTAAAAATTGATGATGAAATTATTACATACACAGGTAAGACTAGAACTGGTTTTACTGGTTGTGTAAGAGGGTTTAGTGGTATTACTTCATATACGTCTCCATCTAACCCAGAGGAATTGATATTTGATACCAGTGTTGGTGCAGCTCATACCTTTGGGGCAAAAGTTGAAAATTTAAGCAATTTATTCCTTAAAAAGTTTTTATCAAAAACAAAAAATCAACTATTACCTGGTCTTGAAGATAGATCATTTAATAGTAAATTAAATGAAAGAGTATTCATTAAACAATCAAAAGATTTTTATCTCAGTAAAGGAACTGATAAGTCATTTGAAATTTTGTTTAAAGCATTGTATGCAGATAATGCTAAAATCGTAAGACCAGGAGAATTTCTTTTTACTCCATCAAATGCTCAATATAATGTAACTGATGATTTGGTTGTAGAACCAATTACTGGAGATCCAAGTAATTTGGAACTAATGACCTTGTACCAAGACGCCTTTGAAGATACTGAAAGAGCATATGCTCCAGTAACTAGCGTAGAAAAAATTATAACAGGTGTTGGACAAACTTTTTACAGAATCAGTGTTGATGCAGGTTATGATAAAGATATTACAGTTGATGGAAGTGTGTATGGTGCTTTTACGGTTCAACCAAAAACTAGAGTAGTAGGTAATGCAGGTATTGGTTTAACTGTACTTGATGTTGACTCAACCGTTGGTTTTGGAACAATTGGAACTCTTAGAGTTACTTTTGATGATAATACGGTTGGCATCGTATCATATAAGTCAAAATCTATCACACAATTTTTTAATGTAACCGGTATTGGTAAAACTATTCTTGACTCGACAATTGTTGGAGTTAATACCTTTGCTTATGGTAAGTCAAAAAATAATATTGATGAAACAATTGAAGTCAGAATTAATTCTGTAATTAATGATTGTGAGCATCCCGGTGCATATCAGCATGGTAAAAATGATACCATTCTCATCAAAACTCTTGGTATTGGAAATACTACTTTTAAATATAAAAATTGGTATTATAATACAGCACCATCGTATACTGTAGAGTCAGTTTCTTTACAAGATGCTTCTGATAATACTTACAAAATAACTTTAATAAAAGATCATTATTTCAGAGTAGGTGATAGACTTACTATTAAGGCATCATCGACTGGGAATAAACCTTTATCAACAATTACTAAAATTGTAAATGAGAGGACTTTCTTAGTCAAGGGTCAGGGTAGTCTTGATGCATCTGAAACATTTACTGTTAGTAGATCACTTTTAAAAGCAGAGTCAAACGACTTTCCCAGCTCCGCAATTTACTCCGCCAACGTTCAAAACGTATATAAGAAAAAATATGAGGATGATATTATTGTAGCATCTTCGTCACTTCCTTTTTACAATGCAAATTCTTTGAATGCTGATTCAAGATCGGTAATTTTTTCTGGCACCTTTATTGGGGACGAATTTGAAATTATTCTAACAGGTGATCATGGATTTTATACCGGTGATGCGCTTTATTATACACCTGAAATAGTTGAACAATCATCTACAAATAGACAAACTGGTTTTACAACCACAACTTCTGTTCTAGGAACATCTTTATTTGGAGGCACTACAGGTGGTGAAGGTCTTTATTTTGTAAAGAGAATAACCGCTAGAAAAATTAAACTGTCCAAGAGTAGAACTGATATCTACAATAATAAGTTTATTAACTTTGAAAATTCAACCACGGTAACAAACAACAAATTTGATCTTTATGATTTTAGACAAAGAACTCTAGAAACACAAAAACTTTATAGAAAATTCTCGACACCTATTGAAGATGGAACTGCAACTCCTACAAATCCAGGATTTACTGGACTTCTTTTAAATGGAGTTGAAATATTAAATTACAAATCTAAAGATGTAATTAAATATGGCGAAGTAAGAAGGATAGACATATTGAATGGTGGTGATGATTATGATGTGATAAATCCACCGGTTCTTCATGTTGAAGATTCTGTCGGAACTGGTGTTACTGGAACTGTATCTGTATCAGGTTCTCTTGAGGAAATTAGAATTATTGATTCAGGATTTGATTATGAAGAAGTTCCAAAGATTAGAATTACTGGAGGAAATGGTCAAGGAGCTGAGGCAACTGCTTCACTTAAAAAAGTTGAACACAAAATTTCATTTAATTCAGATCTTGCAACCAAAATTGGTTTAGGAACCACCGGTTCTCTCCCTTCAACAATAGGATTTGGAACTTTTCACAAATTTAAAACCGGAGAGAAGGTCTTATATATTTCAGAAAATCAAACTGTAATTGGTGGTCTTACTACAAACACCTCTTATTTTGTTTCTCAAGTTGGATTGACAACTATTAGATTACACCCAACTCAAGCAGATGCGATATCAGGTATTAACACAATTGTGCTTTCTTCTTTTGGTTCTGGAGTACAGTTTTTAAAAGCACACAAAGATAAGTCAGTTCTTGAATCAATCACAATTGTTAATGCTGGTGAAAATTATGAGAATAAAAAAAGAAGTATTTTCCCAGTAGGAGTCAATACTGCATTAAACATTTTTAATTCTGTAAATCATGACTATCAGTCTGGTGAAATTGTAAAATATACTTGTGAAGGAACACCAGTTTCAGGATTAACTACAGATACTGAATATTACGTAACTAAAGTAGACGATAATAATTTTAAATTATCAACAGTTGGTGTTGCAACGGATAAAGATATTTTTTACAAAACTAACAGATATGTTGATCTAACCTCTGTTGGCGTTGGAACTCATTTCTTTAACTATCCAGATATAAATGTTACTTTAGTAGGAAAAGTAGGATTATCATCTACAGGAAATACTTCCTTTGAAGCATCCGTTCAACCAATCTTTAGAGGTCAAGTAACATCTGTCAATCTTACATCTAATGGTGTTGGATATGGTGTTTCGGATGTTATTAATCTTGAAAGACTTCCTGTTGTTACACTTGGAGTTGGTTCTGATGCACAGTTAAAACCAATTATTAAGAATGGTGCTATTGATGAAATTATCGTAGAAAATCAAGGATCTGGATACGTATCTCTTCCTGATTTAATCATAAACGGTGATGGAGTTGGTGCTGTTCTGACACCTGTTACAAAAAAGGTAGGATCAGGATCAACTGAGACAACTGTTATTGACTTTATTAAGATTATTTCCGGTGGGCAAAACTACACTCAAGATGAAACAACAGTTACAGTATCACCTGCAGGATCTGGAGCACAATTCTTACCAATTTTGCAAGAGTGGAGAATCAACTTAGTTGAGAGATTCTTTAACACTAACAAAATTACCTCTGATGATGGTTTTATCACTAGAGGGGTAAATGATGCCTATGGTCTGCAATACTCTCACCTGTACGCTCCTAGACCCCTTAGAGAGTCTCTTTCTCCAAGTGATCAGTTCGGCAATACAATCTTTAGAAAAAATGATATTGTCAAAGTAAACGGTATTGAGGTTGCTTCAAAGGATCACTCTCCAATCATCGGATATGCATATGATGGCAATCCAATTTATGGACCATATGGATACTCTGGATTAAATGGTGGTGTAGTCACTCAGTTAAAGTCAGGATATAGTGAAGACTCTCTTACAAAGCAGCAGAGACCTCCAATTAGTGTTTTCCCCGGTGGATTCTTTATTGAAGACTATACCTACAAAGATGTTGTCGATGAATCTGTATTGGACAAAAATAATGGTAGATTCTGCGTTACTCCAGAATTTCCTAAAGGAACATATGCATATTTTGCGACAATTGATGATTCGACTGCTCAGGGACAAGGAGCAGTATTCGCAGGATTTAAACTTCCTAAATTTCCATACTTAGTTGGAGATGCATATCATTCTAAACCTGATGAATTTAATTATAAGTTTGATTCAAACCAGGATGATTTTGATTTAAATGGTTCTGATTACTGTAGAAATACAGCTCCTCATAATTTGATTGACGGAAACGTATCGTATCCATACATCACTACTCCAAATAAACTGACACAATCTGTAGATGTGTTGTCGGTGAGTTCCGGTAAAGTTGAGTCAATTGGAATTGAAACTGGTGGTGATGGATATAAGGTTGGCGATACGATCTTATTTGACAATACAAACACTCAGGGTTCAGGTGCTATCGCTAAGGTAGCAACTTTGAAAGGTAAGCAAGTTAATAGTGTAAGTGTTGCTACTAGTTCAATTACAGGGGTTGAAATCTTACCTTCCTCTGCTAAAGGTGATTATATCCTTTTTGCAGATAATCCTCACAACTTTAAAAAGTTTGATAGAGTATTAATTACTGGACTATCGACAACTTCATCTAAGATAGGTGGATCATATCCAGTTGGTGTTTCCTCTAATAGACTTACCTTAGTCGGTGTTGGAACGACATCTTCTGGTGTTGGGAATGTTGCTGCTACTGGAATTGTTACTTATTTTAAGGTTACTGGAGATTTAAATTATCCCTCTATCAGAGAAAACGATATTCTTCAAATTGGTACAGAACAAGTTAAAGTATTAAATGTTGATGCTCTTAATTCAAGAATTAGAGTTCTGCGTGGTGTAAATGGTGTTGTAGGAGCATCTCACACTATCACTTCAAAACTGCTTGAAGATCCTAGAAAATTAACGATTAACGCTGGATTTAAAACGACATATGCGCCAAGAAGAAATAGGCAAATTTATTTTGATCCTTCTGAAAGTGTTGGTTTAGGAACTGCAACAGGTGTTGGTATTGGTTCTACTATTGTATTCTCAAATCCCGGAGCAGGACTGACAAGAATTGATATTCCTACAAAAGGAATCTTTATTCCATTTCATGGTTTAGAAACAGGAGATCAACTTACATACTCTCCCGGAAACGGAAGTGGAATAGATGTACTGAATATTGTGGGTGCTGCATCAACTTTATCTAATAATCAAACTTTATTTGCCGCTAAAATTTCAAGGGATGTTATTGGAATTGCTACAGTTAAAGTTGGACTAGGCACTACGGGTTCATTTGTTGGAATTGCATCAACCCAAAGAAATATCAGCACTTTATTCTTTACTGGATTTGGAACTGGTGTCTATCATAATTTCCAAACTAACTTCTCAGTAATTACCGCTGAACTTAGAAGAAAAGAAGTAACAGTTCAAACAAAACAACCTCATGGTATAGAGGGCAATCATGAAATTGTAATTGATGTAAATCCATCAATTTCAACATCAGTTACTTTAAAGTATAATGATTATAACAGACGACTGATAGCCAATCCCAAATCTTTCGTTGCGTCTGGCGTTAATACAACTACTAACGAGATTACGATATCTGATCATGGATATGTAACTGGTCAAAAGGTGTTGCACACTGCATCTACTCCTGCTGAGGGTCTGTCAGACAACTCGATGTATTACATCGTTAGAGTTGATGATAATTCATTCAAACTGACTAACACTAGATATGAATCAACTTTAGGGAAACCTCAAGTTGTTGGCATCACTAGCACATCATCGGGAACTATCAATTTGATCAACCCTCAAATTGATGTGTTCAAAGATTCCATAGTGGAATTTGATTTATCTGATCCCTCTCTCGCATACACCGCACAAGGCATCAGTTATCCCGCATTTCAACTTAATTTTTATCTTGACAATCAACATACTAAAATTTGGAATACAAGTTTTACTAACAAAACATTTGAAATTTCAAGATCAGGTAAAGTTGGCGTTGATACAAATGCAAAAGTTACTTTAACTGTAAATTCTGATATTCCAGAGCAACTTTATTATAAGTTTGATATTATTGATGAAAGTGATGTTCCTTTAATCAAGAGTGGTATTGTTACAGACACTGATGTAACTTCATATAATGAAATTAATGTAAGAGAAAGTTTGTATAACGGTAAATTTGCTGTCTCAGTTGCTGCAACAAATACGTTTAATTACTATGTTGAAGAAACACCTGAAAGGGTCTCCTATGCAGGCACGATCTCTAAATTATCTTACATAACTGATTGCACTCATACTGAGGGCGCAATCAATTCATTTACAGTTCAGAATGGCGGAGTTAATTACTTCTCACTTCCAGGGATTAGCACAATTGTAGGTGTAGGAACAACTAATACTGGTAGTGGCGCAATTATCTCTGTGGCAAGCACTTCTATCGGTCAGATTAAAAAAACAATCATTAACGATATTGGATTTGACTTCCCATCAGACACTACTCTGAAACCTAGCACAGCAATTCCTCAGATTGTAACAATTGAATCTCTAAATTCTTTTGATTCGATTGGAATTACTTCAAACGGAAGAGGGTACACCGTAGCTCCAAAACTGGTAGTTGTTGATGGTAAAACTAAAAAACAAGTTAAAGATGTTGATATTGGTTACTCCATCGGGGATTCTGATGTAACCATCTTTAAAAATTCTTTTAGTATTAGTGGTGTTCTTCCAAGTATTATTCCAACATCAAACAGTAATGGTGTAGGTATTAGAACGGTTGGATTTAATACTGTTTCTAAAGATGTGACAATCGGTATTGATACTGGATTCAGTTCTGGATCTACGTTCCCATTCGCAGTTGGAGATAAAGTTCTGATTGAGGGAGTTAGTATTGGTATAGGGTCTACTGGACTTGGATATAATTCTGAGGAATTTGAATTCAAACTATTTGAGTTAACTGCAGTAGATGCAAACATCGGTGGACTTGGAACTGTAACATATAATATGAGTGGAGACATTCCATCAGGATTAATCACCCCTGGTTCATTTGACGCCGCAAACTCTGTTGGAGCAAGAATCATTCCAGAAAGATTCTTCCCTAACTTTAACATAAATTTAAAGAATAATGATTTCTTTAATGGAGAGATAGTCAAAAGTAAGTCTGCTTCAGGAACTGTTGAGTTCTGGGACGATAAAACTAATACTTTAAGAATTTCTTCTGTTGATACATTTGTTTCTAATGAGATAATTAGAGGATCTTCTTCAAGAACTGAAGGTGTTGCAACTGAGGTTAGATCATACGAATCTTATTTGAAGATGGGTGCAACATCTGAGGTTCTTAAAGGTCATCAAAATGATTCTGGTTTTCTTAATGCTAATATGCAAAGAATTCAAGATAGTGATTACTATCAGACATTTGCTTATTCAATTAATTCTAGAATTCCTTTAGAAACTTGGGATAATGTTGTTTCATCTACAAATCATACAATTGGATATAAGAAATTTGCAGATTATCAACTTGAGTCCACTGCATCAATTAACGTTGGTCTAGCAACAGATCTTTCCTACTTTAGTCAAGTTAATGAACTCGTTGGTGTTGCTGATCTTAACTGTGTATATGACTTTGATCTTGTAAGTGAAAACTTTATTAATGTTGGATCAAAAGTTCTATCTACTGAAATTAGATTTGCAAATAGAATTCTTCAAGACTTCCTTGAATCTGTAGGAAACAGAGTTCTGTCTATTGATGATATAAGCAGTCAGTTTAATAGCAATCCTAGAGCAACTAAGTTTAGTATCGCTAATACTTTTTCTCTGTCCTCAAGAAGGGCGATGAAGTATATCACTTATGTAAGAGATACTCGCTTTACCGCACAACGTCAATTAATGATTGTTGACCTAATTCATGATGGATCTCGTGGATATATCAACCAATACGGTAGAGTTGAAAGCACTTATGATCAAGGTTCATTTGACTTTACTATTTCTGGAAGTGACGGGCAATTACAATTCTTCCCAACTAAGTTCTCGGTAAATGATTATCAGATTGCTGCCATTTCTTATAACCTTGATGATAACTTACTTAGCACAGGTAGCACTTCTATTGGTGGAGTAACATTAATTGAATCAGATAGCACAACCATCGGAGTTGGTGTTGGAACTACTGCAATCGTAAGTATTGCAAACACTCACAACTCTGTCAAAGTGATGCTTGAAATCACACCTGATATTAGCAACACAACTGAGTTTGAGTTTAATAATTTAAATGTAGTTCATAACGGAACTGATATTGAAATCTTAGAATACGGTCAACTAAACACTTCACTTACAGGTGATGCAGATGTTGGACTTGGAACATATAGTGCTGCATTTGTTGGATCAAACCTTGAAATAAGATTCCACCCTAGATCTGGTGTTGGTATCGGAACGACGGGTGTAATTAACACTATTCAAGTTGGTTTATCTACTGCAGGTATTACTGGTATCGGCACAGTCGATATGAAGCACGCCAGAATAGAGGGTAGAACTACAAGTATTGCATCTTCAACCTCTCCTGGTATTCATACAGTTGGATCTTACCCTGATACTTATGACGTTGCATACTTTGTTGCTCAGGTTGCAGATACTTCAAATAATCAATATCAAATGGGAGAAATCATCGTAGTTGATGATTTTGTGACTGGTGAAAGCACTCAAGAAACATATGATACTGAGTATGGTGAGGTAGGAACATCAGTTGGTCTTGGAACATTTGGAACAAGAGTTTCTGCTGCAGGAACAACAGAGTTAATGTTTACACCTTCTGCCAGCATTAACACAGTTGTTAATGTCTACATGAATGCAATTAGACATGAAGATGATTCTAAGGACAACATCGACTTTACTAACGCTCTGATTGAATCTGGATTTGCTACTTATGAAGGAACCGAGAGAGACATTAAGAGATCATTTGAATTAAAACATGAAACTGATAATATCTTTGATAGATCTTTTGAAGGCAACAATTCTGATATCGTTAATACAACTACTAATACGATCACATTACCAAATCACTTCTTCGTAACAGGTGAAAAGATTGAGTATAACCATGCTGGGGCAGGAACAACACAAGCGATTGGTATTGCATCAACTTCATTTGTCGGTGTTGGTACTACATCTTTACTTCCCGGTGATTTATTTGTTGTTAAAATAAGTGAAAATGAAATTAAAATCGCCTCTAGCGCACAGAATGCTCTTAAGGCAATTCCTGAGGTTGTAGATCTTACAAGTGTTGGTATTGGCACGTCTCATAGATTTACAGCGATCAATCAAAATGCAAAGGGAGTTATCGCTCTTGACAACATGATTCAATCTCCGATTGTTTCAACTGCTGTGACAACCACCCTTGCAGATCAAATGTTCACGACCGATGACACTCTGAAACTTGCAGGTATTACATCAATCAAGGGAAGTGATCTTCTTAGGATTGGAAATGAAATAATCAGAGTTGATGGAGTCGGTATTGGCAGTACAAATGCTTTAACTCTTAGAAGAGGGTGGATGGGAACTGGCGTTGCATACGCTGCAACTGGTGCTCTGGTTACTAAAGTTGTTGGTAACTACAATATCGTTGACAACGTTCTTCATTTTGTTGATGCTCCATTTGGCAATACACCAATCGGCACGGACACTAATCCACCTGATTCAAGAGACTTCCAGGGAATTTCCACCAGTTCTAGTTTCCAAGGAAGAATATTTC